GTGATTCAGGCGCAGCTCGTGCAAATGCAAACGCAGTCGAACGCGGGCGGAATGACAGAAATGTACTTGGAAAGCGGCACCTACGTGAAGAGCTTCTATTCGGTCATGTACGCGCCGAGCTGCGTCAAGGTGGGAGAGATGGGCGACCCGCGAGGAGGGCGCTATCGCTTGCACCATAAGATCAACTGGCACAACGTCTCGCCGAAGATCATGCGCGAGACAGTCCGCAAACAGCCGAGGACAGCATGAAAGCAGGACGCAAGCCGAAGGTACTTACCGACAAGCAGCGCGCCGAGGTCGAGACGCTCGCGGCGTTCCTTTCCGCCGAGCAGGTCGCCGACTACTTCGGCATCGGGCGCACGACGTTCTTCAACATGATGGAGCGCGACGCAGATATTGCTGAACGGTATAAACGCGGCAAAAGCAAGGTCGTCGCGAAGGTCGCTCAGGGCCTCATTCAGAAAGCGCTGAGCGGCGACACGACGAGCGCCATCTTCTTCCTGAAGACGCAAGCTCGCTGGCGCGAGACGGAGCGTCACGAGATCACCGGCGCGGACGGAGCGCCCATCGAGCTCGCACGCATCGAGCGAGTCATCGTCGACAAGGTGAAGCGTGGCGACGGCGAGTAAGGCGACCAGCCGCAAGGATGCCCGTTCCTCGCGCCAGGATGCCTCTAAAACGCTCCGCATCGAGACGCCGCGGTGGTTCATGCCTCTCCTCGCTCCGGCGCGTTATAAAGGCGCCTGGGGCGGGCGCGGGTCCGGCAAGAGCCACGCCTTCGCCGAGGCGCTCGTCGAGGCGCATGTGCTCGACCCGAACCGGTCGACGGTCTGCGTGCGCGAAGTTCAGAAGAGCCTGAGCCAGTCGGTCAAGCGTCTCATCGAGGCGAAGATCGAAGCGCTCGGCGTCGGCGCGTACTTCGAGGTGCAGGAGGCCGTCATCAAGTCACGCAAGGGCGACGGGCGCATCATCTTCCAGGGAATGCAGAACCACACGGCGGATTCGATCAAGTCGCTCGAAGGCTACGACTGCGCCTGGGTCGAGGAAGCGCAGAGCCTCTCGCAGCGCTCGCTCGACCTTCTGCGCCCGACGATTCGCAAGCCAGGATCCGAGCTTTGGTTCACCTGGAACCCGTCTCAGTCGACCGACCCGGTGGACGCGCTCCTGCGCGGCGAGCGCTTGCCGCCCGATGCCGTCGTCGTCGGCGTGAACTACGAGGCGAACCCCTGGTTCCCCGAGGTGCTGCGCGCCGAGCTGGAGTACGACCGCAAGCGCGACCCCGACAAGTTCCGCCACGTTTGGGCTGGCGAGTACTTGCGCAACAGCGAACGCCGGGTCTTCAAGAACTGGCGCGTCGAGGAGTTCGAAGCGCCTCGCGATGCGGTCATCCGCTTCGGCGCAGACTGGGGCTTCGCGGTGGACCCGACGGTGCTCGTGCGCTGCTACGTCGAAGGCCGCACGCTCTACGTTGACCACGAGGCGTACGGCGTCGGCGTCGAGATCGTCGACACGCCAGCGCTCTTCCTGACGGTACCAGGGTCGGAGACGTGGCCCATCGTCGCCGACTCGGCGCGCCCGGAGACCATCGCGCACATGCGGCGGCATGGCTTTCCGAAGATCATGCCCGCGGTCAAAGGCCCGCGCTCGCTCGAAGAGGGCGTCGAGTGGTTGAAGTCGCACGACATCGTGGTGCACCCGCGCTGCGTGCACCTCATCGACGAGCTGACGCTCTACTCGTACAAGGCCGACCCGCTGACGGGCGCCGTCCTTCCGGTGCTCGACGACCGCGATAACCACGTCATCGACGCCCTGCGGTACGCCTGCGAAGGCGCGCGTCGAGTGCAGGCTGCGAAGCCCGTGCAACTCCAGCCGCCGCAACCCGTGGCGCACGCTTGGCGTCGGTGATAGGTGCGAACCATGGCCGAGACGAAAGAAGCGAAGCTCGCACGCATCCACGACGAGGCCCTGCGCCGCTTCAACACGATCCAGTTCGCGTTGCAGGACGAGCGCCGCCAGTGTCTCGACGACCGGCGCTTTTACAGCATCGCAGGCGCGCAGTGGGAAGGCCCGCTGCAACGCCAGTTCGAGAACCGCCCGCGGCTCGAAGTCAACAAGGTCGCGCTCTCGGTCATGCGCATCATCAACGAGTACCGCGCGAACCGCATCACGGTCGACTACGTCCCGAAGGACGGCCGCGAGGCCGACAAGCTCGCCGACCTCTGCGATGGGCTCTACCGCGCCGACGAGCAGGACAGCGTCGCCGACGAGGCGTACGACAACGCCTTTGAGGAAGCCGTCGGCGGCGGGATGGGAGCCTGGCGCCTTCGCACCGTGCTCGAAGACGAGCTCGACCCGGAGAACGAGAAGCAGCGCATCCGCATCGAGCCTATCTTCGACGCTGACACGTCGGTCTACTTCGACCTTGATGCGAAGCGACAGGACAAGTCGGATGCGCGATACTGCTTCGTCGTCTCGTCGATGACGCCCGAGGAGTACGAGGCGCAGTTCGAGGACAACCCGTCGAGCTGGCCGAAGCAGATTTACGAGACCTACTTCGACTGGTGCTCGCCTGACGTGGTGTACATCGCGGAATACTACCGCGTCGAGGAGCGCACGGAGACGCTGCGCGCCTTCCGCCTGCTCGACGGCTCCGAGCAGACGTACACGCGCGCCGACTTCGACGAAGACGAGACGCTCGAACAGATGCTCATGAGCACCGGCGCGACGGAGATGCCGTCGAAGCGTCGCAAGACGCGCCGCGTGCACAAGTACCTGCTATCCGGCGGTCGCGTGCTCGAAGACTTCGGCCTCATCGCAGGCCCGAACATTCCGATCATCGTCACGTACGGCAAGCGCTGGTTCGTCGACAACATCGAGCGGTGCATGGGGCACGTCCGCCTCGCGAAAGACGCGCAGCGCATCGCGAACATGCAGCGCAGCAAGCTCGCCGAGATCTCCGCGCTCTCGTCCGTCGAGAAGCCGCTTTTCGATCCCGAGCAGGTCGCGGGCCACCAGTGGATGTGGGAGCAGGACAACCTGCGCAACTTCCCGTACCTGCTCTTGAACCGCTTGACGAACCCCGACGGCTCGTCGGCCCCAGCGGGTCCGCTCGGCTACACGAAGCCGCCGCAGGTTCCGCCTGCTCTCGCCGCGCTGATTCAGATCGCCGAGCAGGACATGCGCGACGTGCTCGGCAACGCCGAAGCCGGCGAGCAGGTGCGCGCGAACGTCGCAGCGGAGACGGTCGCCGCCGTGCAGCAGCGGCTCGACATGCAGACGTTCATCTACGTCTCCAACTTCGCCAAAGCCATGAAGCGTTGCGGCGAGGTGTGGCTCGGCATGGCGCGCGAAGTCTATGTCGAAGAGGGCCGCACGATGAAGACCGTCGACGCCGAAGGCGGCGCGTCCGCCGTCGAGCTCGTGAAGCCGACCATCGGCGAGACTGGCGCCGTCGAGATGGCGAACGACCTCTCTCGCGCACGCTTCGACGTGTCCGTCGAGGTCGGCCCAAGCTCGCAGAGCAAGCGCACGGCGATGGTGCGCGCGCTCACGCCGCTTATCGCGGTGGCCTCCGACCCGCAGACGAAGGCCGTCCTCGAATCCATCGCGATGATGAACATCGAGGGCGAGGGCATCTCCGACGTGCGCTCCTTCTTCAGGAAGAAGCTCGTGCAGATGGGCGCGATTCAGCCGACCGAGGAAGAGGCGCAGCAGATGGCCGCAGCCGCCGCAAACGCGCAGCCGGACCCGCAGGCGCTCTACCTGCAAGCCGCCGCGCAAGAAGCGCAAGCGAAGGCGATGAAGGCTCAGGCTGACACGGCGCTCGCGCTCGCCAACAGCGAGAAGACGAAGGCCGAAACGGTCAAGACCCTTGCGTCTGTCAACATTTCCGCACAGGATCAGGCTATCAAGACCGCCGAAGCGATAGCGCGAGCCACTTCCGCGCAACCGCCGACGCAGTCGTAAGGCACCCGGCGAGCCTATCGCCGAGCAAGAGGGCACGATGGAAGACACCGAAGGAACGACCGAAGAGACGACCGCGATCGAGACGCCAGAGGGCGAGACGCCCGAGGCACCGCAGGCCGACGAGACTACGCCGGAGGCCGCAGCGGCAGACGAAGACGCGATCGACGATGAGGTCGAGGTCAGCATCGGCGACAAGCCGGCGCAGGCCGAGGAACCGAAGCAATCCGCCCCTGCGTGGGTGCGCGAGCTTCGGCGACGAGAGAGGGAGCTTCAGCGCGAGGTGCGCGAGCTTCGAGCGAAGGTGCAGACGCCGCAGCAGGTCGAGAACCAGCCGCCTGCGGTCGGCGCGAAACCCAAGCTCGAGGATCACGACTACGACGCCGAGAAGTTCGAAGCAGCGCTCGCGAGTTGGTTCGAACGCAAGCGGCAGGCTGACGAGCACGCCGCGAAGCAGAAGCAATCCGAAGAGCAGCAGAAGCAGGCATGGCAGGCACGCCTCGACGCCTACGGGAAGGCGAAAGCCTCCCTCCGCGTGCGCGACTACGAGGACGCCGAATCAAGCGTCACCGAGTCGCTTAACGTCACGCAGCAAGGCATCATCGTCAGCGGCGCGGAAAACCCTGCACTCGTTACCTACGCCATCGGCAAAGACCCCGCAAAGCTCAAGGAGCTTGCGGCCATCGCAGACCCCGTGAGGTTCGCCTTCGCGGTCGCCAGGCTGGAGACTCAGTTGAAGGTCAACCCACGCAAACCCGCCGCCGCTCCCGAAGTCATCGTCAAGTCGACGACTCGCCTCGCGGGCGGTTCTCATGATCAAGTACTCGAACGCCTGCGCGAAGAGGCCGACAAGACCGGAGATCTTACGAAGGTCATCGCCTACAAGGCGAAGTTGAAGGCACAAGCGCAGACGAAGTAACGTTTAAGGAATACGACAATGGCCAACGCATTTTCCAAGGAAGAGAAGGTCGCCTTCGAGCAGCTCCTCGAGGGTTTCAACGACGCGCTCGTCATGAGCCGCAACGTCTCGGTCTACAACTACAACCAGACCGACGCAGCCCGCACGACGATCTTCCCGCCGGGTGTCTCGCCGAACTACGGTACCGTGTGGCGCCCGCAGCCGTACATCATGACCTCGGCGACGACCACGCCGGGCACGCCGATCACCATCTCGGACAAGACGCAGCTCACCGTCCCGGCGAGCATCACGAACCTCAAAACCGTCGCGTGGGGCATGAACTCCGTCGAACTTCGCGACGCGCTTCAGGAAGGCCGTCTCGCGTCTGGCGCGAACCAGAAGCTTGCCTCCGACATCAACGTCGCGGTGATGCAGACGGCGACCGCTCTCGGCTCGCTCGTCGTCACGACGGGCACCCCGGCGGGCTCGTTCGATGACATCGCGCTCTGCGATACGCTCATGAACGAGACCGGCGTGCCTGGTGACATGCGCTACCTCTCGCTCTCCTCGCGCAGCTACAACGGCCTCGCGGGCAACGTCGTCGGCACGACGCGCTCTTTCGGCGCGAACAACCGCTCCGACAAGGCGTTCGAGCGCGCGTTCGTCGGCATGGTCTCGTCGTTCGAGACGTACAAGCAGGACTACGCGCTTCGTCAGACCGGCAACACGCAGATCCCCGGCGCCGCGACCATCGCGACCAACGGCGCGCAGGCGAACTTCGTTCCGCGCGCGACCACGGTCAGCGTTGCGGGCACGATGAACGTCGACAACCGCTTCCAGACGGTCACCGTGAACAACGGCGCCCTTTTCAACGACGGCGACTCGTTCACCATCGAGGGCATCGAGGCGGTGCATCTCATCACGAAGCGCCCGACCGGCCAGCCGAAGACCTTCCGCGTCGTAGGCGCTCCCGTCGGCAACACGATCGTCATCACCCCGCCGATCATCAGCGCCGACAACGCGCCGACCGAGGCCGAGCTTCAGTACAAGAACTGCGAGCGCGCTGGCGTCGGCCTCGCGGCTGCGCAGATCACCTTCCTGAACACCACGACCGCTGACATTAACTGCTTCTGGCACAAGTCGGCGATCGAGCTCCTCCCCGGTCGCCTCGCGATCCCCGAGAACGCCGGTGTCGCGGTCATGCGCGCCAGCACGGACCAGGGCATCGAGGTCGTGATGCAGAAGCAGTTCAACCTGCTCTCGAGCCTCACCGAGTACCGCGTCGACGTGCTCTTCGGCACGGCGCTGCTGAACCCGGAGATGGCGGGCATCCTGCTCTTCGACCAGTGATTCGCCACTGATTCGAGAAAGGAGGAGCGGCTTCGGTCGCTCCTTCTTTTTTGTCTTGCGCGTGCTACCGTGCACGCCATGCCGCTCGTCAAAGGATACTCGAAGGGCTCCGTCTCGAAGAACATCAAGACGGAGATGAAGGCCGGGAAGCCGCAGAAGCAGGCCGTCGCGATCGCGCTTTCGACGGCGCGCACCGCTGCGAAGAAGGCGGGCAAGCCGACGAAGGCTTACGCGAAGAAGGGCATGTGAAATGCCCCTCGTCTACCGCAAGACCAAGCACGGCCTCGAGTATCGCAACGAGGCCCCGCACCTCGTCGCCAAGCGCGTCGCCGAAGGCTGGTGCACGAGCAAGGCCGACGCACTTGGGGCGAAGTCAGCAGACGCGAAGCCTCCCGTGCCCGTCGCCGCTGCTGACGCGCCCGCGATCGATGCTCCCGCGCTCGACGTGAGCGACGACGACGCCCCGCCGACGCGCGCGGAGCTCGAAGCGAAGGCTGCGGAGCTCGGCATCAAGGTCGACAAGCGTTGGAGCGACAAGACGCTTGCAGAGCGCATCGAGTCTTTGCTTGCGAACGTGAACGCGCCGCCGGAGGGCTAATCCATGGGCTACACGAAGCGGCAGTACATCGAGGCGGCGCTGACCGAGATCGGCCTCGCCGACTACGTCTTTAACTCGACGCCGCAGGACCTCCAGACGGCGCTGCGTCGTCTCGACGGCATGATGGCCGAATGGAACGAGCGCGGGATTCGCCTCGGGTACCCGCTTCCGCTCTCGCCTCAGCAGAGCGACCTCGACTCGCAGACCGGCGTGCCCGACCGCGCGAACGAGGCGATCGTCACGAACCTCGCGTGCCGCATCGCCCCGAGCTACGGCAAGCAAGTCCTGCCCGCGACGATGGCGACCGCGCGCGAGGCGTACAACACGATCTTGGTGCGCGCCGCGATGCCGCAGGAGCAGCAGTTCCCGCGCACGATGCCCGCCGGCGCTGGTAACAAGCCGTGGACGTGGCAGGGCGACCCGTTCCTTCCGCATCCCGTCGATCCGCTCCTCGCGGGCAACGACGCCCCGATCGACTACGACTGAAGCAACAGGACCGCCATGCCAACGATCAACCAGCTCGCGCAACTCAACCAGCTCTCGGGGTCCGATCAAATCCCCGTGTACTCTGCAAGCAACGGCGACGCGCGCAAGGCGTCGATCTCGACGCTGCTCACGTACATCGAGCAGGCGTGGATGTCCCCGGCCTTTGAGCGCGTCACCGCGTCGCCGACGCTCTCGGGCTTCACGCTCACGCTGCCGACCGGCGCGAACTCGCTCTTCGTGCTGCTGACGCCTACGGGCACGATGGCCACGGGCACGATCGTCCTTCCGCCCGCGGCGAGCGCGGCAGACGGTCAAGAGGTCGTCCTCTTCACCTCGCAGGAGGTCACCGCGCTCACGTTCACGCTCAACGGCGCGACGGCGGTAAACGGCGCCCCGACGGGCATTCAGGCCGGCGCCTCGCTGACGCTGCGCTACGACGTGCTTTCCGTCGCTTGGTACACCACCGAGAAGCCGTCGAGCGTCGGTTCGGGCACGGTGAACTTCCTCCCGAAGTGGACGGCGCCAACGACGCTCGCCAACTCGATCGTGCGCGACAACGGCACCGAGGTCTCGATCGGCGGCGCTCCCATCCCCGGGCAGAAGTTTGTGGTGTACGGCAACCAGTTCAATTTCCAGTCTGACGCAGACACGGCGATGTCCGTCTGCAACGCGGCGAGCACGGCGCCCCGCACGGCGCTTTTTGAGGCGTCAAACTACACCGACGGCACGACGGGCACCGCAGGCTTCCGCTCCAACATCGCGCGCGGAACGCTGCTCACCCCCGCGGCGGTCGTCTCCGGCGACGACCTCGGCGCCTTCATCTCGCGCGCGCACGACGGCACGGGCTTCTTCGAGGCCGGGCGCATCCAGTTCGACGCGCAATCGAACTGGGCGGCGGGTCGCTCGAGCTCCATCACGCTTTCGACGTGCGCAAGCGGCATCGTCGGCGATCGACTCTACATCTCGCCGACGGGCAACGTACAGCTTGCGACGAACGGCACGAGCTTCATCGCCAGCGGCACGGGGCAGGGAATCAAGCTCCCGGCGACGCCGATCAACATCGATCCGAACACGCTCGACGCTTACGACGAGGGCACCTTCACGCCGGTCTACAACGGCACGGGCGTGGTCGGCACCGTTACGTTCTCTTGTCGTTATCAGCGCACGGGCAACCAGGTGACGCTGGAGATCACGATTGTCGTCGCTGCCGGTTCGTCGCTCACGTACACTTATGCGACTGACTTTCTCAACAATATTCCAGCTTCGGTCCACCCTTCGGTCGATCTAAGTGTCGGATCCTACGTTTTCGACTCGTTGTTTTTTATCATCGCAAAGGCCGGAGGAGCGACATCGCTTCGTTTTGCGAAGTCCGGCGTTGCAAGCTTCTCGCTGCTCGCTGGCCAAGGGCTGCGCGCACAAGTCACCTACATGATCTGAGGCCAAACCCATGAGCTACTACACCCAGCCATTCGCGCCCGACTACGGTAAGGGCGTCCTCGTTGCTCCTGGCGTTGCGAGCGCCGTGCAGGCGTTCCCGAACAACTCTTCGGCGGTCGAGATCACCAACCTCTCGGCGGTGCGTTGCTCGATTCGCTTCGGCGAGACGAACTCGCTCACCGCGTCGCTCAACGCGGATTACACGATCCTTCCCGGCCAGACGAAGACCATCACGAAGCAGCGCGGCTACCAGTTCTTCGCGCACATCGCGGCGGCTGCGGGCGGTTCGCTCCAGGTCATCCCCGGCGAGGGCTTCTGATATGGCGCTCAAAGCAGTATCCGCCCCGCTCGGCTCCCCCGTCGGCGGCTCCGGCACCACCGGCACGATCCCGGTGTGGAGTTCGGGGACGACGCTTGGTGACTCTCCGCTGACCGTAAGCGGATCCAACGTGACCGGCGCGGGGGCCATCCGCGCCACCGGCACGTCGGCAGCCGCTCCCGCGTTCACGGGCAGCGACACCGACACCGGCATGTACTTCCCGGCCGCGAACCAAGTGCGCTTCTCGACGGCAGGCGCGCTGGCGATTGCGATCGATGCGTCGCAGAACGTCGGCATCGGCACGGCGAGTCCGAGCGCAAAGCTGGAAGTACCCTTCACCGGCTCCCTTGCCGGTATGCGCATTCAGATCGGCAGCGCCAACTACTTCAACGCAACGAATCATTTCTTCCGCACGCTCGGGGACAACAACCTTGTGCAAATTAGCGGAAATTATATCGATGCATCGCTTCAGGCCAACTACGGCCTCAGGCTCCCCGCGACGCCGGGCAACGGGGACAGGCAGACGCTCGACAGCTACCAAGAACTCGACAAGGGCGTTGCGTCGTATGACTGGACGCCAACCGTTACATTTGGGACGGGCGGAACCGTGACGTACACGGTCGACCAATCGAGCGCGACACGTATCGGTCGCATGGTATTTTTCTTCGCACAAATTTCGTACACGGTGACCGCGGCCCCAACGGGCGGAGATCTTTCGTTTACACTTCCCGCGACCGGCGCGGGGTTCAATCAAACCGTTGGAGTCGGGAACGCAAACGCGACGGCTGCCGGCGACGCGGGTCCATTTTTTATGGTGCTAGGCTCGTCCGCAACCAGCGCACTCGTGCGCACTCGCTCGGGCACTGCTGCAAATCAGCTTGCAGCACGTCTAACGACCAGCTCAACCTTTACCGTCTCTGGCGCATATCAGGTGTAATCATGTTTGCAATTATTCAGACCGTTTCCACATGGCCACAGGCATCGACGAGGCTTACGATCGATAACGTGAGCATTGTCCCTGCAACATCGGCGCTCTTCTGGTGGCACCTCAAGACCAGCGATGGGGCGGAGATGCAGTCCGGGGCGCTGAGTTTGACAGGCGACGCCTACGCCGCGTGGGGCTCCAATGACGATTACCTGTACACCTACACCGCGCAGCAGCTCGGCCTCACGATCATCGAGATCGTGCCCGACGCGCCCGCCATCATCGCGCCGCCGCTTCCCGATATGAGCGTGCCGCCGGTGGCCGATGCTCCCGTCGCCCCTGCGCCGTCGAACGACTGATGGCCACCACGAAGGCCGCGCTCAAGTGCAACAGCCCGAAGCGAACGCCGGGCCATCCGAAGAAGTCGCACGTCGTGAAGGCGTGCGAGGGTGGCAAGGAGAAGCTGATTCGCTTCGGGCAGCAGGGCGTCAGCGGCTCGCCTCCGTCGAAGGGAGAGTCGGACGCTGACAAGAAGCGCCGCGCGTCCTTCAAGGCTCGCCACGCGAAGAACATCGCCAAGGGCAAGATGAGCGCGGCCCACTGGGCCGACAAGGTGAAGTGGTAACGATGGCCGCGATCCCCCTCCTCGCAGGAATCTACACGACGACGACGCCCGACTTTCGGACGGCGTACCCGGTGAACATGGTCCCCGTGCCGAAGGCGACGGGCATCAGCGAGGCGTACCTGCGCCCCGGCGACGGCATCGTGAGCGACGGAGTGGGACCGGGCGTCGATCGAGGCGGCATCAACTGGAACAACAACCTGTACCGCGTCATGGGCACGAGGCTCGTGCGCATCGACCCGCTCGGCGTCGTGCAAGACCTCGGCGACGTTGGCCCCGGCGGTCTCGTCACGTTTGACTACTCCTTCGACCGCCTTGCGATCGCGAGCGGCGGTCGGCTCTACTACCTCACAGGCTCATCGCTCGCGCAGGTGACCGACCCCGACCTCGGCGTCGTCGTCGATTTCTGTTGGGTCGACGGCTACTTCATGACGACGGACGGCGAGTTCCTCATCGTCACGGAGCTGAACGACCCGTTCGCCGTCAACCCGCTGAAGTACGCGAGCAGCGAGGCGGACCCCGATCCGGTCGTCGCGCTGGTGAAGGTGCGCAACGAAGTCACCGCGCTCAACCGCTACACGATCGAAGTCTTCGACAACGTGGGCGGCGTCGGCTTCCCGTTCCAGCGCATCGAGGGCGCGCAGATCATGAAGGGTTGCGTCGGCACCTTCGCTTGCTGCGCCTACCAGGAGGCGATCGCGTTCCTCGGTGGCGGGCGCAACGAGGCGCCGGGCATCTACATCGGAGCCAACGCGGTCGCGAACAAGCTCTCGACGCAGGAGATCGACGAGATCCTCGCGACGTACTCTGAAGCGCAGCTCGCAGGCGTGAAGCTCGAAGCACGCAACGACAAGGCGCACGCGTTCCTTTACGTTCACCTGCCCGATCGCACGCTCGTCTTCGACGGCGAGGCGTCGAAGGCGCTCGGCTCTCCGGTGTGGTTCGTGCTCACGAGCGCGCTTCAGGGCTTCGCCGAGTATCGAGCGCGAAACTTCGTCTGGGCCTACGATCGCTGGTGCGTCGGCGACCCGTCGAGCCCGGCCTTCGGTCGCTTCGTGCAAACGGTCTCGACGCACTGGGGCGAGCGCGTGCGGTGGGAGTTGACGACGCCGATCGTCTTCAACGAGGGCAACGGCGCCATCTTCAACGAGCTCGAGCTGATCGCGCTCCCCGGCTCCGTTCCCTTCGGGACCGATCCGCTTATCTCGACGAGCTACAGCCTCGACGGGCTCTCGTGGTCGGTCGACCACACCATTCGCGTCGGCGCCTTCGGCGCTCGCCAGCACCGCATCGCCTGGCGCCGTCAGGGTTCGATGCGTCGCTTCCGCATTCAACGCTTCCGCGGTGACTCGTGGGCGCATCTGCCCATCGCGCGCCTCGAAGCCGCCCTCGAACCGCTGGTGTGGTGATGGCGATTCGACGCCTCGGCCTCACCCGCGACCAGCTCGCGAAGTTCCTCGTCGAGCACGAGCAGATCCGTCAATTCGAGCTGCTCTTCACGGCGGTCGACGAGATTCAGACGACGGGCCTCGACGCGGTGACGTTCGACGCCGGCGCGGCGCTCGCGGGCGTCAACAAACTCGCCGGTGTCGTCGCGCAATTGGCCCAAGATGGGGCGATCGAAGCCTCGAACGCCCTCGCCATCGCTCAGGCTGCCGAACGCGCGTTAAACGCCGTCTCTGAGCTGGCGATGGTCGGTGCGACGCTGCCGCCGACGCCGCCGCTGAAGCGCAAGGGGCTCGGCACGTTCTCTTCGAACGTCAACCAGGTGGCCCTGTTGCCGAACGTGGCTTATCCCGTCACCTTCGACACGGTGGACGTTGAGCGCGGCGTCTGGCGCGACTCGGTGAACACCTCGCGCATCTACGTCGCTGACGGCAACTTCTACAACTTCCAGTTTTCCGCGCAGCTCGACAACACGGCACCGAACGCGCGCATCATGTGGATTTGGCCGCGTATCTCCGGCGTTGACGTGCCCGACTCGGCCTCTCAGGTGCGGATTCAGGGAAACAACGCGGAGCTGGTCGCGGCGTGGAACTGGGTGCTAGAGCTGAAGCCTGGCGACTACTTTGAGCTGGTGTACGCCGTCGACAACGTGTCGGTCCGCATGGAGCACTTCCCAGCGGCTGGCGTTGTCCCCGAGATCCCTTCCGTCATTCTGACCGTCACCGACAACATCTGAGGCGCCATGGCCGTCACTCCCTCGCAGATCATCGCCCCGGCCTTCGTGCCGAACGTCAAGGGCACCGCCTACACGTCGACCGCGGCAAAGACGCGCATCGACTACATGGCGTGGACGAACACGACGGCAAACAACGTGACGCTGACCATCTGGCTCGGTCCGATCGGCGCGTCGGAGCGCATCGACACGAAGACCATCCTCCCCGGCGAGACGTACCTTTGCCCGGAGGTCATTGGCGCGCTGCTCATGCCCGGCGAGCTGATTCAGTGGCAGTGCAGCGCGGCGACCGCGCTTTACGGCTCCGCGAACGGCGTCCTGTTTACTTGAGGTGCAGACCATGATGATGCTCGGAATCCCCGTCGAAAAGCCGTTCCCGTCGACCAGCGAGAACAAGAAGAACACGCTCATGGTGATCCAAGACTGGCAGCTCGGTCCCGAGCAGCCATCGAACGAGCGCGGCGCAAACGGCGAGTACTGGCGCGGGCTCGCGAAGGCGATGCAGGTCGACGAGGCCGAAGCGCGCCGTCGTCGCTGCTCCAACTGCGAGTACTACGACAACACGCCGGACACGCAGCTCAAGATGGAGCGCATCCCTTGGAACCAGTGGGACGTTGGCGCGGGCTTCCGTGGCTTCTGCACGAAGTTCTCGTTCGTCTGCCACGACCTTCGCTCGTGCCAGGCGTGGGAAGAGAAGGAGTTCGAGGGCGACTGATGGGCTCCGTCGACTCGTCGAGCGCGCTGGAATACCAGCTACGCGAAGCCCTCGAGCTACCCGCGCCCGCGCGCGAGTGGCTCCTGCTCGTGTGGCGTTCGATCCAGGCGTTCGACGACCTCGCCGACGGTGACGAGGTGCCGCGAGCGGAGCTCGACGCGCTCATCTGGAACACGCTCGTCGCCCTTCCGTGTCACCCGTTCTTTCTCGCGCACGCGCACGCGCTCGGCGGGGCGCTCTCGACGATGATCCTGAAGTGGCAGGCGTCCGACTTCGTGGAGCGCGACGGCTACGCAGACGCCAAGTCTTTCGTCTGGCGCGCGGGTTTCTACGACGTGGTGCTCGTCGTGCTGAATCTCTGCTACGGTCCAACCGTCGCCAAGTCGAAAGCACACCTCGTCATGCACCTCTACGGCGAGACGCTCGACGACTATCTGAAGGAGTTCGAACATGCCTGATCCCATTTCAGCTTCCGTCCTTGGAGGTTCTCTCATCACTGGGGTCGGCAGCTACTTCGCACAAACCAGCGCCGCCGAAGAGGCTTCCGGCGCTCAGCGCGAAGCGTCGCAGGCTGCGATCGCCGAGCAGCGTCGCCAACAGGCCGAGATGGAGCGCCTGCTCGCGCCGTACATGCAAGCGGGGCAAGGCGCGCTCGGCGCGCAGCAGGCGCTTCTCGGCCTCGGTGGGCCCGAGGCGCAGCAAGCGGCGATCGCGCAGCTTGAAGCGTCGCCGCAGTTTCAGGCAATGGTCGAGCAGGGCGAGACGGCAATCCTTCAGAACGCCAGCGCGACCGGCGGCCTTCGCGGCGGCAACACGCAAGCCGCGCTTGCGCAGTTCCGCCCGCAGATGCTCTCGCAGCTCATTCAGCAACAGATGGCGCAGCTCGGCGGCCTCGCAGGCATGGGGCAGCAGAGCGCGCTCGGCGCCGCAGGTTACGGCCAGCAGGGCGCGCAGGGCGTCATGGGCCAGCTTGGCGCAATCGGGCAAGCGCAGGCCGGATCCGCGCTCGCGCAGGGGCAAGGCATGGCGAACATCTTCGGCGGTGTCGGCGGCGGCCTTGGTATGCTCGGCGGCCTCGGTGCGATGGGCAAGGGGCCGTTCGCCCCTAAGGCGTGAACGAGGAACATCATGGCACAGCCTTTCAGCTACATGCTCAACGTGCCCAACCCCGCGGAAGCGGTAACGGGCGGTCTTCAGCAGGGCGTTCAGCTCGCTTCGATGATGGAACGCGCCGACTTGCTCGCGGCTCAGCGTCGGCAGACGGATCTTGAGAACGCCGCGCTCCGGGCGAAGGCGCAGATGCTCAAGGACCAGCAAGACGCGGTAAAGGCGTTCTACGAGACGCCGAGCGAGAAGCGCACCGCCGCCGACTACGAGCGCCTTACGGCGACGCTGCCAAAGGAGCAGGCCGACAACATCCGCGCAGGCTTCGAAGCGAAGACGAAGGAGCAGCAGAAGCAAGAGCTCTTGTTCGGCGGGCAGGTGTTCAGCGCGCTTCGCTCCGGCGATCGCGAGACGGCGAACACGCTTCTCCGTCAGCGTGCGGATGCGTCGCGCAACGCTGGCGACGAAGCGAACGCGAAGGCGTACGAGAACGCTGCCGAGATGGCCGCTATCAGCCCGGAACAGGCCGAGCTCTTCGTGGGCACGACCCTTTCGGCGTTGCCTGGCGGCAAGGAGTTCATCAACAGCGTCGCAGCGCAGTCGGAGATGCGAACGAGCGAAGCCATGGCCCCTGGCAAGATTGCCAAGGCCATCGCCGAGGGCAAGATCGCCGAAGTCAAGGCGCAGTATCAAGAGCAGGTCGAGAAGGCTGAAATCGCGCTCAAGGGTGCGCAAACGACGAGCGCGAAGGCTGCCGCCGGCGCGTCGTACGCGAGCGCGAAGAAGTCGCTCGCCGAGGTTGACCGCATTCGAGAAATGACGCCTGCGGAGCGCGATCGAGTCGTTGCGCAGACCGAGAAGCTGCGAGCCGAGGCGCGCGCGAAGAGCGGCGAGGCTGGCGCGCAGGGCACGATTGAAGCGGGTCAGCGGGTGCTCGACACCGTTGCGCGCATCAAGGAGCTCGGCTCTAAGCCTGCGTTCGGCGGCGGCTTGATCGGAAAAGCTGCTGAAAAAACCGGCTTCGCTGCGAACGTGTTTGATCAAATCGCCGGGCCAGCAGCCGGACGATCGCCGACGTTCTCCACACAAGCGCAAGACGTTGAAAGCCTCATTGAGACGCTCAAGGCGCAGCAGTTCCTCACGCAGATCAAGCAGATGCAAGGCATGGGTGCGCTATCGAACAGCGAGGGCGAGAAGCTCACTGCGTCGGTTGCGAACCTGAGCCTCACGCAGTCGCCGCAACAGCTTCAAAAAAATATCCAGTACATCGAAGACACGACGAAGAAGGGCATGGAGAAGGCGCAGCGCATGATGGGCGGCGCTGGCGGCGGCGCTGGCGCTGCACCTCCCTCGAACATTTTCGACGCGGCAAATGCAATTCTTGGCGAGGAGTAAGTGATGGCAAGCGCCGAGGATTACGCGAAGTGGATCGTCGCCAACGCTGCGAAGAAGGGTACGCCCGAATTCGAGACGGTGGCCAAGGCTTACCGGGCGGCGCGTTCTGCAAGCGTCGCCGAGACGCAGACACAGGCGAAAGCCCCTTCGCCCTCGTCGTTTGAGCAGGCGCGCGAATCGTACACGAAGTACGGCGGCGGACCCGCCGCGCCTGTCGGCATCGAGCCGACCTACGCAACGCCGCGCGCAGGCACGCCTACGGGGCTTCCCGAGGGCGCAGGGCAGGTCGTAGAGCCGGAGACGACGCTCGCGGGCATCGGTGGCGCAATCACGCGCGGCGTCGCCCCTGCTGCCGTTCTTGCTGGCGCTGGCGCGCTCGCCGCCCCGCTCGTGGGCGTTGCCGCACCCGTTGGCGCGGCCCTCGGCGGCGGCGCTCTCCTCGCGTCAAAGGTGCTCGGCGTCGACCAGCCGTTCGTCGAGAAGCTCAACGAGCTCATGACGCGCGCCGGTGTCGCCGAGCCACGCACGGCGATCGAGCGGCTCTTCCAGTCGGCAGCGGGCAGCGCGTCAGACGTGGCCACCGGCGTCGGCGCAGGCCAGGCGCTCGCGAAGACTGCTGCGCCTCTCGCGCAGGCTGCGGGCGGCATCCTCGCCGAACAGCCTGCCGCGCAGCTTGCGAGTGGCGTCGGCTCCGGCCTCGCGGCGCAAGCAGCCTCCGAGCTTGGTCTCGGCGTCGGTGGCCAGGCTGCTGCGGCGCTCATCGGCGGCATGGCGGGCTCTCGCGCTGCGCGCACGCAGGTCATTCCGGCGTCGCAGGCGAACGCAGCCGAGCGCGCTCTCGTGACCGAAGCCGAGAAGGTCGGCGTGCCGCTGATGACAAGCGACGTTGCGCCGCCGCGCACGTTCATGGGCAAGGCTGCGCAGGCGATCGGCGAGCGCGTGCCGTTCGTTGGTACGGGTCCGGTGCGCGAGACGCAGCAGGCGGCGCGGGTGAGCGCAGTCCGAGACGTGCTCAGCGACTTCGGGGCAAGCTCCGCGGCACAGGCGTCTGACGCGGTGATGGCCGATCTTCAGGCAACCCGCGGAGCGGCGCTTAGCAAGTATGCCTCGCAAAAGAGCGACGTGATCAACCGTCTTTCTCAGGCTGGCACCGTTCCAGTCCCAGGCGCAATCGCGGCAATCGATCAGCAGATCGGCAAGCTCACCGCGCTGAAGACGAAGGAGCTTCGTCCGGTCATCGAGCGCCTCGAAGACTGGAAGCAGTCGATCCAAGGGCAGAACCTTGCGAACGTCGAAGACCTGCGCAAGCAACTCGGCGAGGCGTTCAAGGCGCCAGAACTTGCGAGCGTTCGCACCACTGGCGAAAAGGCGCTCTCCTCCATCTACGGCGCGCTGCGCGACGACATGGGCGCTTTCATCCGCGACAACGGGCAACCGCAAGACATCGCGAAGTGGACCGACGCCAACAAGAAGCTCGCCTCTCTCGCCGGCGAACTCAAGACGGGCGCTCTCAAATCTGCTCTCGCAAAAGGCACCGAGACGCCGGAGGCGATTCGGCAAATCCTCTTCTCATCGAAGCCGAGCGAGGTGCGCACCCTGTATCGTAATCTGAGCGACGCGGGGCGCGAGAACGCGAAGGCCGCTCTTCTCGCGCAGGCGGCAGAAAAGGCCACGACGAACGACGTGCTAAGCGTCGAGCGATTCGTTTCGCAGGTCGACAAGCTCGGTCCTCAGTTCGGCATCTTCTTCAAGGGCGACGACAAGCGGCGCATTGAGGGGCTCACGCGCGTGCTCGGTGCAACGCGCCGCGCCGCTGAGGCTGGCGTCGCGCCGCCGACGGGTGTGCAGGCGGTTGCTCCCGTCACCGCACTCGCCGCTGGCCAGGTTGGCGGAAGCGCGCTCGGCGGCGCAGCAGCCCTCGGCGGCGCCGGCCTCATGGCCCGCCTCTACGAGTCGCCCATGGTGCGGAATCTTCTGCTACGTCTCCCGTCAACCAAGGTCGGGAGCCCCGAGGAAGCCGCCATCCTGAAGCGGGTTGCCGGTGCGATGACCGCACGCACGACCACCGAGGAGCAGCCGACCCCATGAGCGCCTTTTCCGTCTCCGAGCCATTCCCGACGTTCCACGACCGCGACGGGCAGCCGCTCGATGGTGGCTTCCTCTACTTCGGCACGGCGGGCCTCCCTGCGGGGGCGAACCAGGTGCCCGTCTACGTCGACGCGGCGCTCACCATCCCGGCGGCGCAACCCGTGCGGACGCTGAACGGCTTCCCGCAGTACCAGGGCGCAGCGTGCAGGCTCTACGTCGACGCCGACGACTTCTCGGTGACGGTGAACGACGCCGAGAACCTGCTCGTCTTCTCGTCGCTCAACGCGACGGTGCGCATCCCGCTCGCGGCGACGACGGGCGGCCTCTCTTCAGACCGTGTGGAGTACACCGAAGGCGGCATCGGGTCGACGGTGCGGCAGCTCACGAGCAAGCTGCAAGAGTCGGTCTCCGTCTTCGACTTCATGACGCCCTCGGAGATCGCCGACGTGCAGGCGGGGACGCTCCTGATCGACGTTACGTCGTCGATCGCCGCGGCCCTTGCAGCGGCGGACGAGGTGTACTTCCCCGAGGGCGCGTATTACGTCACGAACGACGGCACGCCGACGAGCGGCTCTATTCAGGTGCTCAACGGCACCGCAGGGAAGACGCTCTACGGCGCAGGGCGCGGGAACACCGTCATCCGCAACTTCGGCGCGGGTCCGTGCATCACGTCGGTCGGGAACCCGATCATCGCGAACGTGTCGCTCTGCATCCGCGACATGACGATCCAGGGCCAGCTCGGGACGACGCAGGGCATCTTCACCGACTACACCTCGCAGAGCGTCTTCGAGCGCCTCGAGCTCTTCGACTGCGGCTCGGACGGCATCAAGATCCAGCGCGGCGCGCACAACACCCTGAGCGACGTGTGGTCGCGCTCGAACACGTTCGACGGCGTGCTCATCGGGCAAGAGGCGTACTTCACGACGATCACCGGCGGCACGTTCGAGGACAACGGGCGGCACGGCGTCCACGTCGCGGCAGACGGCGGCATCTTCCCGAGCGGCGTGACGGTCGTGGGCGCGTCGTGTCGCTCGAACGTGCAGCACAACGTCAGCGTGACGGACGGCGCAAGCAACGTGCGCCTTTTCGGCTGCAATCTCGATTGCAACCCGGCGGCAGCCACGACGCGGCACGTCTCGGTCGACGGCGGCGCGGCGACCTCCGCAGCGTGCGCCATCTACGGCACGAGCTTCGCGGGGCAGAACAACTCGGTCTCCATCGTCGGCGTCTACGGCAACGCCTGCGAAGACCTCA